CTGATCCAGCTTTTTAAAATATAGCTTTAAAATATCTATTTGCATCGGTTTAAGATTTAATCTCATAATTCCCTCGCTTTGGTTTGTTGGTCTTCGGTTGGATCGTTTAGAGCGTACCATTCTAAATACCCGTATTTTGGGTTTATCTTGGCGATATCAAATAAAATCACGTCTGCATGGGGTGATTTAAACTTCACAATCTGCCCATCATATGCGGGCGTTGCCGGTGCGTTTGTGCCTTGTTTCATCATTTCCCCTTATAAGCCGTTTGAGTTTGTGCAAGTGTAGGTAAAGCCTTGATAATCGAATTCCGTCATATCCCCGCCGATCTCGCAATCCCTTGCAAAGGCGTCATAATCAATATAAAAGCGGATGTTTTCGGGTATATCTTGGGAATAGCACTCATCAAAAAATTGTGAGGCGCAATCCTTTAAATTGTCCTGCTGGATGGATGCATCGCCGTAAATGTTTAAAGCATCGTCTAATTTATATCCTAAGCATGACAATACAAAAAAGAGGGCGGTTTTCTCATCGTGATCCAGTGGCTCTATATCGTCAAACCATTGATCGAGGTTTGATTGATCAATCCCGCAAGCCTTGAAAATCTCGCAATCGTCGCCGTCTATAAACTGAATCTCAAACTCTTCCGCTCCTGATGCCTCTACTCCGGCATTGTACGAGTCTAAATCGCTGAAATAAAAGCCTATTTTGTCCATATCGTAGGGTTGTGCGTGGAATTCATTTGGGTTGTTTTTATTCATTTGTGGGTCATCGTCTGAAATCTCATTAAAAAATGGGTCTTGCTCTGTTAATTGTTGGGTGTGGTTTGTGCTCATAATAGGATTTTCTCCAGTTTTTCAGTTAATAGAATTAAAGCATTTCCGGCAAATACGCCGATTATTACGGCTAGGATTAAGTTAATAAGTGGGCGCATTATCTCCGCTCCACTAAAACGCCAAAATAAGCGCATTTCTTGAGAGCCATTCCCTCATTTTTTACGGCATCACTTAATAGCCTTTGAATATCTGCGGGCGTGTCATAAGGTAATGCATTGGTGAGGTGATGGCGGGCGATTGCCCTCGGCACTGGTCTATTATTTATATAATATTGAATCATTTTGTCTAATCCTCTGTTAAGTGTGTTTGACTAATACCCTTCGCAGGGTTTCGGCTCTTAAAGCCTCATCAGTTAGCCTGTGCGTAGTATTCCGCCTGTTTGAGCGCAATCTCTTGCTGGTACTCTTCATTAGCCCATGCGATCCCAGTCCATAACGCATATGTCCAATTTCGGGGGGAATTTGTAAAGGTGTCGGCGTTTAACTCTGTCCAGTTAGCGCCTCGCACAATAAGCCATTTCCCGTCTTGATCTCTGCTTACCTTTACTTGGTTTGCCCATGGGTTTGCTTTTACTGGGGATGTGTGGATTTTCATAATTAAACCCTCAATTCTTTAAAATGGCGCATAAATCTAAACTTATCGGCATGGTATTGGCTAAACCATGTCAAAAACTCGGATTTAGTGCAATTAGGCAAAAATTGGTAAATTACGCCGGTTTCTGCGCTATTCGGTGCGCTTACTACAATTTTCCCGCCGTCATCCATAATGGATATATCAGCGAGCGAGAATTCCCACGGGTAATGGGGTGTTTTATCTCTATGGTCAAAAATAATTGATAGCATAATTAAGCCTCTATAAGTGATCGAGCGGTGGACAGGTAAGCTCTGCAAGTGTCTTGAGCGTCTTTTAAACTGCTGGCAGATTGATAGCGGATGCCCTCGGCGTGGTTTAATCTAATCTGATACTCGTTTGAGTATTGATTAAAGGTCACTATCACGCTGGTATTGGCGTTTAGATCCCTTTTGAATAACAGTGTTGCATTTTTCATCTTCTAGCCCTTTATGTATATGGTTCGATTGATTTACTACCCTTTGATTAGATCACGTCTAAAAGGTCAAAAAATTGACCTAGGTCAAGAAAACCGAAAATAAATCAAATATTTTTTATCCGTGCCGGAATGTTAAAAGCCCGCAATTGTTCCCTGTTGGAATGGCTTATCTACTTGAGCAGTAGGGAAGAACACAATAGATACTGTATGAGCAAACAGTACTGTAAGCATATACAGGTTTTCTGTGCTACTATGCGTTTATGTATCCACCTAGCCAAATTCCTATTTTGTTCCCGTACTCGCTGAGATCTAATGCACCATGAGATTACAGAAACTCACCAAGAAACAAGTGGCGGAAGCATTAGATCAGACGCCTATGCATCAGATCCTACAGGTTGAGAAATCCAGCTTAACTACTAAGCAGATTAAGTTTTGCGAGAATCTCGCCACTGGTGAAACTAAAGCCGGAAGCTATCGGAAAGCATACAACGCTAAGGGAACGAGTAAGACGATGGCAAACAATGGGCATAAGCTGGCAAAGCGTGGCGATATTCAGACGATGACCGAAGCGATAAAGGCGGGTATTGAGTTTCAGAAATTGTATACCGCAGGACAAATAAGGGCTTTAGTGGTTCAAAGGCTCACGCAAGAGGCAATTAGTGAAGACTCAAACCCTTCTGTGCGTGTGAATGCTCTTAAGGCACTGGGCACAATCGCAGGCGTGGATGCATTTGTGCATAGATCAGAGACCACAGTTATAAAGGATAGTGACAAGGCAAGGGCAGAGCTTATGGCTATGCTTAAGCAGAGCATGGCGGACAATGAGCGCACGATAACGGCAGACGATAGCGACGTGGCAGAGCTGATGGCGGAGATCAGCGCCACCCCTAGTCAAAATCCCATAGTCCCAGCGAGTGACCCCCACGCCCACGCTATAGCAGAAGGAGTCCCTATGGCTAATATACATAGTAATCCACACAGTGAATCACCACTCCAAAGTACTTCTGCAGTAACTGAAAATAATCTGGAGCAAAATCAATGAGTTACATCTTGCACTTGTGCAAGTCGTTTTTACACAGGGTGTGGGGGTATATTTTGTTGTGGAAATACAACAATTTGTTACATGTAACACCCCCCGTCATCATTTCTATTTCAATGGGGTAGGGGGGTATATATTTTATGCTTAAACAGAACATCGAAGACTTAAAGATAATGCAGGCTAGCTATCCTACAGATACTAGAGGGTATAAAGCTCTTAACTTGGCTATAGTTGCTCTATCTCAGTTATATGAGACAAACGAACATATACTATCCATAAAGGAACATACGCCGCACTTGGTAACTAGTAAGGATGCAGTAAGCATTGTGCCTAGCGGAAAAGGGTATGATTGGACATCTGGTAAGGACTCTGTAAGTGTAAGCAATATAGGTAACGTTTCAGGGACTATTACAGTTGGAGATTCAGAAATTTATTGGGGTAATGTATGAAGCCAGATAGCCAAGATTTATTGAATCAAATCTCAACCATGGATTCGGAGACTATCCATGAACTAATCAACGCCATGTGGCTTTTATACGACGAAGCGGCGTTTATGGAAGGCAAACATCTATTTACGATGGGGCCACAGGATCCGCATTGGGAAGATCATCTATGAGTTTGGAAGAGTTCCTTCTGTCATTCCTTGGATTAGTCCTACTATATATTGTACTGTTCTACATACTATGACAGAGAAGCAGCAGTATATATATTCTATTATTGACTCTTGGTGGTGTAAATTTGGATTCGCCCCCAGTATCCAGAATATTATGGATATTACTGGAGATAAGTCTCGTGGCAATATACATCGGATTATGAATAAATTGGTAGAATTGGGACATTGTAAAAAGATTCCTAAATCCGCCCGTAGTATCAGACCATCTTATATTCGGATTAGAAGTACTAAATGAATCTTAAAGAGATAATCGCAGAAATGCCCATAACAGAGCAAGAGGCTTTTTATGAGGCGGCGGAGATTTATATTAACTCCATGAAGCGAGAAAAAGCACAGACTAACTTTATGGCTTTTGTGCAAGAAATGTGGCCCGGATTTATTAATGGGGCACACCATAAGGTAATGGCTCAGAAGTTTGAAGACATTGCTAATGGAAAGTTAAAGAGACTTATTATCAATATGCCTCCTCGGCACACGAAGTCTGAGTTTGGCAGTTATATGCTACCGGCTTGGTTTTTAGGACGGGACCCAACTAAAAAGATTATCCAGTGTTCTAACACAGCAGAGCTAGCAGTAGGCTTTGGACGTAAAGTCCGTAACTTAGTAGGATCAGAACAATATGCAAAAATCTTCCCAAATGTCAATCTCCGCTCGGATAGTAAGGCGGCTGGTCGATGGTCAACCAACGCTAATGGCGAGTATTTCGCTATTGGTGTGGGCGGTACTGTTACTGGTAAAGGTGCGGATCTACTCATTATTGACGATCCTCACTCAGAACAAGAAGCGGCGATAGCCTCTACAAACCCAGAAGTCTACGATAAGGTATACGAATGGTACTCTTCTGGTCCACGGCAGCGTTTGCAGCCGGGCGGTGCAATTATCGTGATTATGACTCGCTGGTCAAAGAAAGACTTGACCGGCAGGATTTTAAAGTCAGCAATTGAAAAGGACGGCGATGAATGGGAGACCATTGACTTCCCAGCAATCCTACCAAGCGGAAAAGCTCTATGGCCTCAGTTCTGGGATATCAAAGAACTAGAAGTTCTAAAAGAAGAACTTCCTGTATCTAAATGGAACGCACAGTATCAGCAGCAACCTACGAGTGAAGAGGGCGCACTAATCAAAAGAGATTGGTGGAAAGTATGGGATAACGAAAATCCTCCACAATGCACTTATTTGATTCAATCTTGGGATACTGCCTTTACTAAGAATGAGCGTTCAGACTACTCAGCCTGTACTACTTGGGGAGTTTTTTATCTAAATGAAGATGAAATGCAACCAAATGTAATTCTTTTAGATGCCTATAAAGCCCGCTTAGAGTTCCCAGAGTTAAAAGAAAAAGCGTTCAATATGTACAAGGAATGGACTCCAGACTCATTTATTGTAGAAGCAAAGGCTTCTGGTCTTCCTTTAATCGGTGAGTTGCGTCGTATGGGCATACCGGTATCAGAGTTTACACCTACCCGTGGCAATGATAAGATTGCGAGATTGAATTCAGTAACAGATTTGTTTGCGTCCGGCAAGGTATGGGCGCCACCAAGAAGATGGGCGGATGAAGTTATAGAAGAAATGGCATCTTTTCCTAATTCGGATCACGACGACTT